CAACTCCTCCCTGTTTCCGCCACTGGCGGCGGTCGTCGTCGTTGCAATTGCCTTTCCTACTGTCATAAAAGACCTCCAAACAAATAACCCCCGGCACAGCGTGTGCCGCCGGGCCGGGGGGATACATCTCTAAGCAGGGCTCCCCCTTCGGGGGAGCTGTAAGCAGCTCCGGCCATGCCGGACTGCGCACTGAGAGGGTTAAAATTACGCCTTATTCGCCAGCTCTTCCATGCGGGCAGCGGTCTGGTCGTCCTGTTCCTGGCTGTGGCGGATGACCTCCGCCACCTCCGGGGGCACCTCAATGTTCTTGCCGCGCTGCAACTGGTAGTTCACACCGTTCACGCTCACGAACAGGTCGCCCTTGTATTTCCCGCCGTCCGAAAACAGCCGGATCGTCTCAGTCTTTTTCTTTGCTTCTGCCATTTTATCGGCTCCTTTCTATTTTCTCTAAGCAGGGCTATCGGGTTGCGGCTCCCAGCATCCACTTCGCACAAAGTATTGTGCTTGTGTCTTGCTGGCCGCGGCCCCAACAGCTCCTCCCTCAATCCGCCACTGGCGGCGGTCGTCGCCGTTGCTCTTCGGGGGAGCTCCACGACATACCGCCATAGGCGGATGGAGTGGTGAGAGGGTTAGTTCGCCTCAGCCGTTGCGCTGTACCGTGCGCTGCAGCTCTCAATGCGCACCATGTACTGCTCCACCAGGCGCTCAGCGGTCTTGTGTGCCTTCCAGCCCACAGACGCACGCTGGTTCAGGGGGTCGTCACCATAGCCCAGCTGCTTCACGATGTGCTCCAGGCCGCCGCCCTCAATCTCGGTGGAACCGTAGGCGTGGGCACCCAGGATCAGGGTGCTGAACACGGCCAGACCCGTCGGGCAGCCGGTGCCCTTCCAGATCTTTGCCTCGCTGGTCTCCACAAAGCGCACACCGTGCAGCGTGCCGATCTCTCCATTGTAGATCTCGTCCGGCTGGGCGTACTTGTGCACATCGATCCAGTCCGGGTCGCGGCGCAGTTCATAGGCCACATACGGGTGGATGATGCCCACAAAGCTGGTGCCGATGGGGTCAGCGTTCATGGCCTTCAGCTGGGTGGCCGCACGGGCGATCAGGTCGCTGGTCAGCTGGCAGGTCGCGTCCAGGGTGGCGCGGCTGGTCACAGCGGTCTCCACGCCGCCTTCGCCGATCTTGGGCGCATAGATCACATTGGTGCCGCCCGCCAGCACATCACGCACGATGGTGTCCAGGGTGCGGCCCGCCTGGCTGGCAATGATCTTGGTTGCCTGCACGATGTTGTTGTCAATGGCAGTCAGCTGCAGCGTGTCGGTAATGGGCACCCAGCCGCCGTACTGCCTGACTTCAGCGGTAACGGTGGAAACGTTCATGGTCTGGCCGTCCGGAGTCACACCCTCGGTCAGCGGAGTGGTGGCCTTGGGCAGGCTGTCATACTTGCGGAACTCAATGTTTTTGCCGCCGTTAGCCGGAATGGGATACGGGTCGCCGAACTGGTCATGCACCAGGGCAGGCTCTGCCTGGTCGATCAGGCGCTTCTCGTAAAAGGTTTTCATCTCGGCACTCATGCCGGATGCGCCGGTGGTGTTCTGGTTCTCGGTGCTGGCCGTTGCAAACATCTGCAGATCCAGCTTCATGGTCTTGTCTTTCATAGCTTCCTCCTGTTAAAGTGTAATAACTTCACCCCGCATGACCCGCTTCTCCATCTCTTCCATTTCCTTGCGGCTCATGTGGGATACGTCGATCTTGGTCTGCACCGCGCCGCCGGGGCGGGTGCCATTCTCGCCAGGCCGGGCATTGCGCTGCTGCATCCGGTTCACCACGCCCTGCTCCACCTGCCGGGCCGTGGCGGCCTGCTGCTGTTTCAGGATATGATCAAAGTAGGCGCTGCGGTAGGCGTTTGTCATAGAAACGCCCGACCGCATCATCTTCTCCACCTCCGGGTTCGCCAGCACCTCAGCCATGTTGAAGTCGGGATACTGGGCTTTCAGCTGCTCCGCTTCCCGGTCCCATCCGGCCTGCAGCTCGGCAATGCGGGCCTGCTGGGCACGCTGACGCTCCATCTGCTGGATCATCTGCTGCTGTTCGGTCAGGTGCTTGTTCTGGCTTTCCAGCTTGTCCAGCTCCCGGGCCGTCCTGGTGGAAACACCCTTCTCCATGGCCAGCTTCTCGTAGTAGGCATCGTCTTTCACCGCGCCGTTCCGCACAGCCTCTGTCAGGGCCACCAGGTCGTTGGCATCCGTGCCGTACTTTTCCTGCAGCGCCTGCATCAGACCCTTCATGGCCGGGCTTGCTTCCAGCCGCCGGGCCGCTTCGGTCACGGCGTTCTGCATCAGCTCCTCAGTCAGGTCGGCATACTCTCCGCGCAGTAGCTCACCAAAGGCTTTCCGCCGCTCCTCCGGGCTCTTGGTCTTGCCTTCGCCCTTCTCCTCGCCGTCCTTGCCCTCGACTTCGTTCTGGTTCTCTGCCGCTTCCTCGTCCAGCTCAGACTTTTCCTCACTGCCAAGGGCTCCCCCCTCGGGGGAGCTGGCGGCGCTCTGCGCCGACTGAGAGGGTGAGCCCTCTTCCCGGCTGCTCCGCTTCAGCACCCCGCTCCGCCGGGCCAGCCGCTCTTCTGCCGGCCGCAGGGCAGGCAGCTCAATGGCATTGCCTTCCCCGTTCGCTGCCCCTGCCCCTGCAGATGCGTTGGCTCTCCCGTTGGGAGAGCTGTCCGCGCCAGCGGACTGAGAGGTTCCGTCCCCGCCCGCAGCACCACCGTCTGCAAACATCTGCAGATCAATGGCATCTGCCTTGTCTGCGTGCATGTTGATGTACCGCACATGCTCCGGGTAGGCATCCGCCAGCAGGATCAGACCGTCCGTCACCAGTTCAAATTTTGCCAGGCTGTCAGTGCCCTGCTTTGCCTGTACCACCATCAGGTTACTGTCATCGGCACAGGTCACGGTCCCGCTGTCCAGACTGTATGCCAGCGTCTGCATCAGCGCGCTCACGGCAGCACATACAATGTCCTGCCCCTTGGGTGCAAACTCCGCGTGCCCCTCGGCCCGCAGGAACATCATGTCTCCCATCTCGTTGTAAGTGATCTGGATCATTCTATCGCTCCTTCCAAAATTTCCTCTAAGCAGAGCTCCCCTTTCGGGGGGAGCTGCAAGCAACTGCGTCGTCAGACGCATTGCGCGCTGAGAGGGTCACTTATTCGGATTATTCACGTTCATGGCCCGCTTTGCCGCCTGGGTGGCCAGGCTGTTGCCTCCGCCACCCACCACAGCCCCCAGGCCGTTGGTCGCCGTCTTTGCGGTGGTCTGTCCGCCGCTGCCGCCGCCCGTGGTTCCGGCCGCCTGTGCAGCGGCCCCGGCCATGGCGCTCATGTTGGTGCCGTTCTGCTGGTCAATGATGGCGCTCAGCTTCTGCAGCTGCTCCATGGCCTGCTGCAGCTGGGTGTACAGGGTACCGTTCTGCTGCACCCGTTCCCGCACCTTTTCGATGCCCTCAAAGTCCATCATGTCCAGCACCGCCAGCGCCGCGTCAGCGTTGGCCGGGGCAAACAGCCCCATCTGGTAGCACTCCTTTGCCGTCTCGTTCTGGGAAAGGCGGCTGAAGGTGCTCTTCTTGGCAGCCGATACCGTGATGTCGAACACCGGCTCGTGGCTGCCCAGCTCCCCCCCGCCGATCATGCCACCCGGCTGGGGCTGCAGCATTGCCCCGGAGAACTGCACATACTCCGGCTGGCCGCTGTCGCCGGTAATGCGGTAGACCCGGCTCTCGTCGTAGAACTGCCGCATCAGGTCGATGATGAAATAGCACTCCTTTGCAAAGGCCCGGTAAGCGCTTTTCAGCATATCACGGGAGAGCTTCGAGCCAGCCTCCTGCAGCGCCGCAATGGCAGAAGCCGCAGTCAGGCCGCTGGTGGTGCCGCCCTGGGAAACATCCCGGTTGCCGCTGATCTCCTTCAGCTCCGCCACTCTCGCGTCCCGGTAGGTGATCAGGTTGCCCGCCAGCCCCGCTGTCTGTAAGGGCCGCAGGGTCTCGTCCGTCACCCGCCCTGCCGCGTGGACGATGTCCTTGCCAAAATCGGCCAGCTCCTTCTCGTTGATGCCCGCACCGTCCTGGATAATGTATCGCGCCTTGGCCGAAAGCTTCACGTTCTCGTCCATGGCTGCGTTCATCTCGTCAATGGCGGTCTGGGTATCCTTCATCACGTCGATGTACCCAAAGCCCGCCGGGCTGTCCTCTTCCACGAACAGGGTGTCGAACACAAAGGGGTACTTGCCGTGGTCGTAGAATCCCCGGTCAGCAAGGGCCGGGTCGTTCTCGCTGGCGTAGAGCACCACGCCGTTGCAGAACTTGCAGTAGTGCAGCAGAGGCGGGCCATTCTCCCGGGCCTTTTTGTAGTACCAGTCCACCACCACGCTCTTGTCCGAGGTGTCAATGCTCTGGTCGTGGATGTACTTTGCCACTTCCAGCGTGCTGCCGGTGTGGCCTTCCAGCTGGGGATACTGGGCCTTCAGCTGTTCGTTGTCAGCCACCGCCAGGCTGAACAGGTGGGGGCTGTCCTGGATGTCCATCACGCCGGGCTCCCAGTACATCATCAGCAGATCCATGCTCTTGATGGAGATGTCTCCCACGCCGTTCCGTAACCCCGGGTCCCAGAAGATGCCCTTCACGCCGGTGCCCTGCTTGAGCTTGCGCCACCAGGTGTCGCTGTACACCTGCTCGTATTCTGCCTGTTCCAGCAGCACCGGCAGGATCTTGGAAAGCACCTTGGCGGTCTGCTCGTCGTCCGCTGCCCGGGGCAGCACGTTGGGCTCCGGGTAGTTGTCCATGGCATCCGCGTGCTTGTTGGCAATGCTGTTGAACAGCCACCCGCTGGAAGGTTTGGGCTTGCCCTCCATCATCTCGTTTTGGTAGTTGGCCCAGTGCTGCATCCGGAACCACAGCTCGTTGTCCACGATCCGCTTGTCCAGCGCCGCCTTGCCGGTCTTGTATCTCTGTAACAGCGCCGTGGCCTTCGCCACCTGCTCTGTGCCGATCACGTCGGTCATACTCTAAAAAACCTCGCTTTCTTCCCCAGCTCCAGCGGGTCATCCGGCATGGGCTGCACCGGCTCTGTCCGGGGCGGGCTGAGGGGATTCTCCATCAGCACATACCGGCACTCGTCGTAGATATGATCCTCCTGGTCGGTGTCAATGTCCTCCACGTTGCTCTCGCTGTATACCAGGTTCGGGATGGTGCGGATAAAGTGCTTGCAGGTGTTGAACACCTGCAGCATGGGCCGCCCGTCCGCCTGGAACGCCAGCCGGTAGTGGAACTGCATCTTGCCCGCCAGCCGGGTGTGATCGCCGGGAGCCCAGTGCAGAAAGTTCGGGCTCTTTTCCTGCATGGCAGCAATGCTCTCGCCCTGGCTCTCGTTGAAGATGGCCGGGTCGGCCACGCCCAGAATGGTGCGGCCCCGGAGCATGGGGTCGTTCTCTTCTGCTTCCCGGATCATCCTCGCCTGCTTCACAGGGTCAGCCTTAATGCCCTCGTTGGGGGTCCCGGTGCAGCCGTACAGCTCCCGGATGCGGTAAAGCCTGCCCTCTTCGTCCGCCGCATACCATCCCACGGAAAAGGGCTTCGAGTAGCCGAAATCGTACCCCCGCCAGATCTTCCAGTGGCCCGGGATGCGGAACGGGCGAATCACATGTGTCCACCGCTGGTCGTCGTAGTGGGCCGGGTCGTTCTTCCACTCGGTGAACACCTGCCCGGTAAAGCTGTCCCAGTCGCCGTAGAGCAGAGCTTTCTTCTCCGCTTCCGGCAACGCAGCCAGCGTGCCCAGGTAGCCCGGGTCATTTTCCAGCAGAGCCGCGTTGTCAAACACGGTGCTGGGGATAAAGATGCGGGTCCGCCGCTGCACGATCTCCCGTCCGTCCGGAGCCCTGGCCTTTACCATCTGCACCATCCGGGTGCCGGGCGGGGCCGGGCTGACGAACCTTGCCTTCACCCATCCGTGGCCGATGCCGCCGGGGTTGGCCGTGGCCCGGGTGTAGACCCGGGTATCGGGGCCGTTGGGTCGGTTTCGGCTCAGCAGGTAGCTGTACTCTTCCCAGGTGAAATGGGTCAGCTCGTCAAAGCCGATAAAGTCGTAGGCCTGGCCCTGATAGTTGTACTTGTCCTGGGCGTGGTTCAGGCTGCCAAAATAGATCTTTGCCCCGCTGGGGAAGGTCCAGCAGTGTGTGCTGCTGTTGTATCGGGCTTTTGGGAAAACCGGCTTGTAATACCGCATGGTCTTGTCAATGAGCTCCCGCAGCTGGGGAAACGTCTTTCGGATGATGAGCCCCCGGTAGTGTGGGATTTCCACCTGCCGCAGGGCCTCGATCACCAGCGCGTCGCTCTTTCCGCCGCCTGCGGCCCCGCCATACAGCACTTCGTTCTCGGTGCGCTGCATGAACCGCGCCTGGGCGGGCTGTGGTGACCAGATCACCGGTCTGCCGTCACGCATCCTCTGTGCCGCCATCCACTTCCACCTCCTGCTGGCCGTCCGTCTCACTGGCTGCCGCGATCTCCACCATCGGCGGGCCGCTCTCGCTGTCGGTGTTCTCCGCCGGGGCCATGGCAGCAGCCTTTTCGGCCACTTCCATCAGCACCTTGGCCACACCGGCCGCGTTCTTGTCGCTCATCACCCGGCCCTCGTACCGCTCCAGTTCGGCGTTCAGCCGCCTGCGTTCCGTGTCATCTAGCTGCCTGTCGTAGCTGCCCGGGCTGGCATACACCACAAGCCCGGTCTCGGTGGCATCCGCCAGCTCCTCCGGGTCATCCTTCAGCAGGGTGCCCACGGCAAAGTCACGGGCCCGGGTGTCCTCGTCCAAACGCCGGTGCAGCCTCTCCGTGATCTGCGCCGCCCGCTGGCTCTCAGCGGCCCGGCCCTGCAAAAAGGTCACCTGTGCCCGCACGCCCAGGCTTGCCCGGATGGCGATCTCCCGCGCGGCTTCCTGCCGGGCCTTTGCAAAGGCATCACTGCGGCCTGCCTCCTCGCTCATCCAGCTGCGGATGGTCGATTCCGGCACGCCGTACTTCTTCGCCACAGCGCAGACGGAGTTGGAGCCCAGCATGGCCATCACCACCTCGGCCCGGAACGCCGCCGGGTATTTTTTTCCCCGTTGCTTCCCGGCCACCGTGTTCTTGCAGTACGCCCGCTTCTTCGCCAACTCTCTCACCTGCCTTTGCAAATATCCTATCACGCCCTGCCGGGTGCAACTACCCCGGACATTTGCCCGCCGGGCAGCAGCCCTGCATCCGCTGCACACACTGCCACGGTGCTCAGAGCTTCCAGCTCTTTGGTGTAGTAGGTCGTTCGCCCCACATACAGCCGGGCGATCACCTTTTCCTCGGGCAGACCTTGCAGGTAGCGCAGCCGCAGCAGCTGGGCGCATACCGGGTCATTGCGGTCGTACCAGGCCAGCACCGCCCCGATCACCTGCGCCCAGGCAGCACAAACAGACCCCTCGCCATATCGGCGCAGAGCCTGCCGGGTCGCTTTCTTCTGCTCTTTTGTCACCGCCCCACCCTCTTTTCGCATGGGTATAACGCGCAAAATACCGGTGTTTTATCTGTCAGGTGCGAAGAATCGCAACCTCCCGCCGACGCAGGATCACATAGCATTGCGGTTCCAGCCGTTCCCAGCCGGTTCCTTCCCGCTTCGGGCTCTCATGCAGCCCGCCGGGCTCCAGCACGATGCACTTTTCCATCTTCCAGCCTGGAAACCGCTGCTCCCACCACTGGGCATCGTTCTGCTTTTCCCCGCAGGCAGCCCGCAGCTGTTTCCGGCTCCATCTGCCATCGTTGGGGGCCTGCTCAATGGCCGGGCGCAGGTTGGCCGTTTCCACCCACAGCCGCTCCTTGTGGCCGTAGAGGTAGCCCACCGTGCCGTATTCGCCCTGCCCGCTCTTGCCCAGCAGCTTTTTCATATCGATTCTGTCCACGTTCATGGTTCCCAGCGGCTCAAACTCGTTGGAGCCGGGGATACGCCGCCGCCACAGATCCTCCAGCATCTCCCGCCACTCCCGGCGCTGGGCCGCGGTCAGGCCCGGGCATTCCGCAAAACCGTGCATGTGCAGCCGTCCTGCTTCTCCCTTGCGCACCGCCACCAGCATCAGGCGGATGTCCTCCCGCCTTGCCCCGAACCGCTTGCAGGTGGCCGCCATCACCCGCCGCTTGTAGTTCTCCACGTCTCTCCGGCAGGCCAGAATGTCCTCCGGCAGAAATGGATCCTCGTATGTACCGGTCAGGAACATTCCCGCCGGACTGAAATTGGTCAGCGCCTTTCTCTGGCGCTTGCGCAGGGAATCCATTTTGTTCTTCGCCTTCTGCCCCTCGCTGGATTCCTTCCGCTTCTTGCCCCGGCCCCGGTGTTCCTGGGGGATGATGGAGAACACTCCGACTGCCATGTAGTCATCCCCGCACTGGTATTTTTTCTCTCGGATGTAGTTACAGCGCATCCCGGTGCCCTCCTGCTGGCTTTCACTTTCTGCTGATATTCTCTTTCCCGTGACCCCACCGTCACAGAAATAACGGGTATACTAGCTCCCCAAGGAGGGTCCTTCCCCCTCTTTCTTTATAAAGGTATTATGAAACGTAACGGATACGGTGGACGTGTCAGTCCATCGTATCCGTTGCTCTTCATAATAGATTCGTGTGTTTAAGGCGTGGCGGGCTTTCCTTTTTCCGCCCAGTATCCGTAGGTCAGTTCCGGCTTTCCAATTTTCCGGGCCTTCTCGTTGTAGATCATCAGGTCATGCACGTCATAGGCCAGGGCGCTGGGGTCGATCACGCCGCCAATTGGCTTGCGCTTCACCTTTGCCGGCTGATCCGGCAGCTTCATGGGGTGCCGGATCCGTTTCTGGCACAGTTCCATCTCCATCCGCGTAACGCCGCCGGGCTTGTACACGCCGCCCCGCTTGCGGTAGCACTCGTGCACCGTGCCCTCGCTGCCAAACAATCCCTTTTCCTTCAGCTCTGCCGCCGTGCCCTTGCCCAGCAGGGTGCCGTCCGCACCGTAGCAGCTGTACACCCGCACCATCCGGGTCTCGGCCCGCTCGTCCGCGCTCAGGCCCTCTGCCCGGGCCCTCTCCACCCGGTCGTCCTTGGTGCTCTTCCGCTCCATCTTCCACCGGTAGTTCTTCGGGCTGGGGTTCTCGCATTTTTCCAGATTATTCCAAACGCTGCTCAGCTTGTTCACATCGGGAAAATATCCCTGCTCCACCAGCTCCACGCTGGTGCCCTTGGCCACCACCTCGCCGGTGTCCCAGTCCATCAGGGTGTATACCCATCTGCATCCACTCTGCATCTTATCGTCCTCCTTGATCCTTGGCTCCCATATCAGTGGAGCTCTGCAAGGCGCTGGCATAGCCAGACCGCAGCGGTGAGAGGTTGCTTCCGGTAGCCGCTGCCATGGCATCCGCACATTTCTGCCGAACACTCTCTTCGTTCAGCACATTCAGGCTCTGGCGGCAGGCCTTGCGGCCCGCTGCCATCATCACGGCCCGCTTCAGAAACTCCGCTTCCTGCTCCTTGTAGCTTCGGCTCAGGGTCTGCACTGTCTTTTCATCGTCCACGTTCTCCACCACGATGTCCTCAGTCTGCAAGGCATCGCAGGCGCAGCGCCGCAGCTTTTCCATGGCCACGTCCAGCCCGTCCGTCTTTCCCCACTCATTCAGCTGCTCGTAGTTGTGGCGCATCTCTGCATACAGCCGGTTCAGCCGGTCTGCTCCAAACCCCAGCTCCTGCACACAGGCCAGCGCCATCAGCTGCCAGGCCATGGTCGCTGCCCGGTCGCCCACCATTTTCAGCTGCTGCTCCCGCCGGGTGCGGGGTGTCCGCAACGCAGGCACCCGGAATTCCGTCGGCACGCCCTTGGGGATTGCCTCCGCCCGCAGCCGCCGGGCCTTCTCCGTCTGGGGCATCCCGTTCTTGTCTGGCTGCATCACCACAGCCAGGCTCTGGCTGCCCAGCAGCTCCTTCCGTCTGGTGATCCGGTCAAGCCGGGTGCGGCCCAGCCCCCACAGCTCATGTAAGGCGATCTGCCCGCACCAGCAGGTCAGCTGCACCACGCTGTCCTGGGTCAGGTCCATCTCCGCCGAAAGGCTCATCTTTGTTTTCATGGTAACTTCTCCGTTCTTCATATTCCCCGCACGCCCGGTTCCGGCCCCCACAGCTCAGGCACCGGCTCCGGGTAATCTCAAACACATGTACACACTGGGTCTTGTCCATCAGGGTTCCCCCAACGCTTCCACATGGTAAGTCTGGAACACCTCAAACTCCGGATAATGCTGCACCGCCATGGTTACGGCTATGTCTTTGGCTTTCTTCACATCGGCAGCCTGTACCACATAGGCAAGATTCACGATCAGGTCGCCTTCTTCGCACCGGACATGTACACGGTATCTCATGCGCTCCTCCGGTTCTGCCGGTACTCCGGCTCCTCCATGCGGGCATGGCTGCGGTCGATCCGTCGGCGAGCCGGGTGCTGCTCCCTGTCCTGGGCCACAAAGCCCAGCCGCAGGAACATCACCGCCGCCAGTACCAGGCACAGAGCGGCAGCGAACTGTCCGTCTGAGATCGTACCGCCCAGTTGGACACCTCCCTCAATGCCCAGGCTGTACAACAGCCCCACAAGGCCGCTTGCAGCGGCCATCCAGTACCATACTTTCGATTTGATCCTCATTGCGTTTTCTCCTCCAATGTGTTAAACTTCTGGTGATGTGTTGTCAAACCATCACCTTGCAAGGCTCGTCGGTGTTCCCGCACCGGCGGGCCTTTTTCTTCTTTCTTCCTTCCAGCGTTCATAATCCTCCCGGACTTCCGGGCGCTGGAACTCACGTTGCACCGCGTCAAAAACGATCTGCGCTACGTTCTGCCGCTCGTACTGTGGTATCGTCCGCACGTCCAACGTAGGTATTCCGCAGCCTGTCAGCTCTGCTCTCCGTCTCTTCATCTTCTCTTCTCCGGCTCACAACCATTCGGCGCAGATGGTCTCCACCACAGGCTTTGCAAAGCCGATCAGCTCATCGCCGCGCTTTGCAGCCACGACTGCCGGGCCCACCAGCTCTGCCGCCGTCATCTCACTGGCGCGCTGGTTCGTCAGGGAGCGCTCCTTCATCAGCCCTTCCTCGTTCACCAGCAGCAGAATGCCGTCCACGTCCTTCTCCCGCGCCCACTCGGCGCTCAGCAAGGCGGGCACCGGCTCGATCGGCCCGCCCACCAGCTTCTGCAGGGTCTCCAGCTTCATGCTGTCACCATCATCACACTTCATGTTGAACGCCCGGTTCTTCGCCGGGATCACGATCATATAACGGTCCATGGTCTTCTCCTTTCTCAGCCAGCCTGTGCCGCTTCTTCCACGCTCACCAGATCAAAACAGGATTTCAGTTCCCGCAGAACCTTCCGCTGGGTACACTCGTCTACTCCGGCGTTCTGCATTGCCATCCGGCAGTAGCCTAGGCAGGCGGCATTGCTCCACGGGCCGTTGATATCCTGAATGCACGCCATTATTTCTTCGTACTTCATAATTTCTCCTTCTGCCCCGGCTCCCCGCCGGGGCTTTTTCATGTGTTCTTGTCCGTTCTTCTCCTCTGTGCTATACTCAAAATCAAAAGGAGGCTACTCAGACAATGTCACTGGCTATCGTTTTGTCCAATCCGTATGGAATTGTAATGTCCGCAGATCGAAGATTAACGACCACAATTTCCGATGAACAAACAAATTCAACAGAATCTTTTGTTCTCACTGATCATGAGCAAAAAATCTTCCTCACAAAATCCGGCCACGGAATCACCTATACCGGCGCATCCGGACTGGAAAATCAGACCCGTACGTCCTGTACCATCAAACGATGTCTTTCGCAGTTGAATGAATCTCTTTCCATCGAAGATGAACTCCGGCTGCTCAAGCAGGAGCTTCTGGCTATTGCCGGAAAACGGAATGTTGTTCTGATCGGTGCTGCTATAAGTAACGGCAATCGCATCGTCTTATCCACTTCATTGGTGTCTGAAGCCATTACGGAATTAACCAATGAAAATGGAAACTGTCTCGCATTTTCCGGTGAATCAGAGATACTGATAAAGCTGACCGACATGTTTCCGGTGGAGCGCAATGCCTTTCCGCTTCAGGAATCCATCAATTATCTGCGATTCCTGACCCGTTCCGTTGCCGGGGTTCAGCACTATGCCCAGATCAATCAAACCGTCAGTGAAGAATGCGATATCCTTGTTATTCAGGATACCGGGGCACAGTGGATCACATCACCCGAAACTCTTTTCTGACAAACCTGCCGTCATTGCACAATCCTTGATTCCATCATCCTCAATCGGACGCTTTCCAATAAAGCCATCCCGAATCTGCCGCTCCTGTACCGCTAATACAAGGGCGGCAATTTCTTTGGGGTTACCTGTAATCTTTACCGTCACGTTATTTTCTCCTTTCATCTCTCTGTCCCCGGCTCCCCGCCGGGGCTTTTTCATGCGCTCTTCTTCGGGTCGGTGGGCTGGGTACGGCGCTGGCAAAAGAGATATTCCATCCTCAGCCCCGGGAAAAGGACGTTCCGAACCTTTTCAGCTTCCGGATATGTAAAATCCGTCTCCCCGTTGATCTTGTTCCGGGCGGTTTTCTCTGAGCATCCAATCGTGCTCATAATGTCTTTTACCGTTAGGCCGTTCCGTTGCATCTCAGCTTTCAAATTGTCCATTGCAAATCCTCCGTTTCATTTTGATTTTACCTTTAACGGTAATTTACGGCTTGATTGTACATCCATTAAAGGTAAAAGTCAACCCTCTTTCAGAATATTTTTATCTTATTCGGTAATTTATTATTGACGGGGCAGTTTCTTTTTCTTATAATAGGGTTAAAGATTCAGAAAGGAGATTTTTACCATGTGGCTCGACAACTTAAACCGTATTAAAAAGAACAGCGGTATGACGATTGAGCAGATTTCAGAAGCATCTGGTGTGCCTAAAGGCACCTTGAACAAACTTTTTGCAGGCCAGACAAAAGATCCTCAGTTGTCCACCGTGTCCGCCGTGGTTCACTGCATGGGGTATACTCTCGATGATTTGTCTGATGATACCGTAAGCGGTAAAATCCAGCTTACCCCCGCCCAGACTGCCCTGCTGGACAACTTCGACCAGCTGAACGAAGAGGGCCAGACCAAAGCACTGGACTATGTAGAGGATCTGGTTCTCACCGGACGTTATAAAAAAGCTGCTGCGCATGGCGTGGCTGCAAAGGAAGCATAAAAAATAACCGCCTTGGTCACCCAAAGCGGTTAAGTTGTATATGATGGAGGAAATCAGCATGTCCTTAACGTTTCAAATCTGCGTCATCCTTGCAGTATTTCCGGTCATATTTTTATATTATCTGAAGCATCACCCAGAAAAGATAGACGAATATGCAGTTCGGCCCACTCGCCAAAAAATCGTTCACAAACTTCTCTTTTGGTTTTTGGGTTTCTCCGTCTTTTCTGTATACTTCCTCGCTTTTTCTATCGGTTTTAGTGTGGTTACCACTGATATTGCCGTGGCTTACGGTTTCGGATTTTCAACCGGATTAATGTGTTCCACCTGGATCATGTACGCCCTCGCCAAACTTTTGCCCACCTATCCTCGCTCTTCGTTTCTGACCAGCATCATTGTTTTCTCCATTGTCTTTGCACTTTGCTTTATCGAACCTTCGATTATGCTTTCCGAGCCGCTGCTTAACGATAGCACGGTTCAGGTTCTTTCACTGATTATTCTTGTCATCGCCGCACTCTGGATGAACTCTCATCTATCAAAAGAAACTGCAGTTCCTCATGTGGATGAAATTCCTGAATCCAATTCTGCTACCTCTAAAATTGACTTGGCAAAGTTGGTCGATAGTGTGCCAGACATCAGCACCACTTCCATGCATGTTTCCAAAGATGCACCAGCGGTGACAGAAACGGCAGACAAATCCGTTTCCCATGATGAGACTGTTCCAACGATCATCGTTTCAGAACCACAAGCTCAAATCTCCACTCCTCAAAAGAAACATCCGAACCTTCCCCATTGGGTAATTACAATCATTTTGATTGTCACCTGCATTCTTTGCGTTTTGATTGGTTATCTTGCCGGTGGTGGCTATTTGTCTGAAGATCTTGTTCCTAATTCACCTTATATTCAGAAACTCAAAAAAGCCGAAAGCGATGCTGCCTCTAAGGGATATAAGAAAGGCTATCACGATGGTCGGGACGATGGCTATGTTGCCGGGAAAGAATACGGTTACAGAGAAGGTTATAGCGCTGGCTATGATGAGGGTGCTTCTGACGAATTAGCTCTTTTATTAGACGACTATTTAGGATAATACAAAAATAACCCCGCCAGTGGGGCAAACACCAGCGGGGCAAAACAATCCCCCCGCCCAGACTGCCCTGCTGGACAACTTCGACCAGCTGAACGAAGAGGGCTAGGCCAAAGCACTGGACTATGTAGAGGATCTGGTTCTCACCGGACGTTATAAAAAAGCTGCTGCGCATGGCGTGGCTGCAAAGGAAGCATAAAAAATAACCGCCTTGGTTTCCCGAAGCGGTTATCCCTTTACTTGATTGTTTTTGTGGTTTTCGCAACACTTTTCCACAAAGGCCTTGACGTTCATCGGTAAAAAAGGTATATATTTACCAATGAACTTCTTTGAAATGACATTTTTCTCATTTTAAATATGCTAATTTAACAGTGAGGTGATTGTGATGACCTATGAATCGCTTTATAAGCTTCGTTATAAGGCCCCTCAGCAGTATGAATCCATCTATCAGGAGCGCTATTCCCATCCCGATACCATCCATTTGAATTTTAAGATCCACGATGATCCTGCTTTTATCTGCCAGAGCGCCGAACTGCTTTATATGATCATCAAGATCCATAAAGAGGATAAAAGCATCCGTGCCTTGCGCAGACAGCTTCCCAAAGTTGCAATCAACCAGTTCACTTCCCGGTGTCTGGTGGATGAGATCATCCTGACAAACGATATCGAGGGTGTCAACAGTACCCGCCGGGAGATCACCGAGGTATTGGAAAAGCTCCAGGAAAAGAAAAGTGATCGGCGCTTCTACGGTCTCGTTATGAAGTACGCTATGCTGTCAAAACGAACCTCTCTCAAACTGGATAGCTGCCAGGATGTGCGGGATATTTACAATGACCTTGTTCTGCGGGAAGTCATAGAGGAAAATCCGAATGACGCTCCTGATGGTCAGATTTTCCGTAAAAATTCTGTTTCTGTCACCAACGCCGCTCAGCAAGAGATTCATCAGGGACTTTTGCCGGAAAGTGCCATTCAGGCTGCAGTGCAATCAGTTCTGGATTTCATTAAGGACGATTCTGTCGATTTGCTGATCCGTACGGCCGCTGCACACTACCTGTTCGGTTATATTCATCCGTTCTACAACGGCAATGGCCGTCTTTCCCGGTTCATCAGCAGCTTTCTGATGACGCAGGAACTCGACCCATTGATTGCCTATCGGCTGTCCTATACGATAAAGGAAAATCTAAAGCAGTACGACGATGCCTTCAAACTCTGCAACGATCCGCGTAACAAAGGCGATCTTACTCCCTTTGTTCTCTGGTTTATGGAGGTTGTTCTGGAGGCCATCTCCAAACTGAATGATGCCCTGACAGAGCGTGCCCATGATCTGAAGCACTATGCAAACATCCTCGATCAAAGCCCTCAGCTCAACACAAAGCAGCTTGGAGAACTTTCCTATTATCTTATTCAGGCTAGCTTGTTCTCTCATACCGGCATTTCTACGGGTGATCTGCTTGCCTACACAGAGTATTCACGCAGTACACTCCAAAAGAGGTTGAAAGAAATCGATGATTACGGTCTCCTCCTGATTCAGCGCCATGGTAAAGAAAAATGCTATAAGCTGGATCTCGAAAAATTTGAGCAGCAGGAGCAGGAATAATTTTCGGATTACCCAAATCCACAAATACGAAAGGACTACTAATGGACAAAGTTGATCTTCAAATTGCTATAGAATTAGAAAAGTGCCTTCAACCAGTTCAGATTCCAAACACCTGTTCCTTTTGGATGATCCGAACCAAATCAGGTGTCTATTATAACGAATTTATTAGAAATAAGTATATTGCAATCGGTTGGAACGCAGTTCTCAAAAGTGCGCTGCTAGAAGCCACAGAAGACAACCTGCATCGTTTGATTGAAACTTACTATACCGATAAACAACCTGGTGCTGCTCTCAATAAATGCCGCCGATTCCTTGAAAATATGAAACCCGGCGACATCGTTATGATCCTTGGCGAAAAAAGAGTTTCTTTTGGGATCGTTGGTGAGTACTTTGAAAAATCCGACATCAACGAATGCATTCAAGCAGAACTGGAAGCTGACCGCCAGATAGCCGCCGGACTTCATAAAGATCAAGATATTCTATGTCCTTATGTCAAACGCCGTTCCATTCAGCTGATAAAGGAAGTGGAAGAGCGTAGGCTAACCCCACTTTTGGCTCGGGCAATGTTGAATCATCATAGTCTTTCCGAGATTGACGAGTATGCCTATCCTATTTTGAATACTTGTTTTGATCTTTATACGTATGCCAATGAAATGCACCTTGTTTTTCGTGTAACAACCTTGCATAAGATCAAAGGTAGAGACTTTTCGGCCTTCAGCTATTTTATAAATGAAATATTCTTTGTCATAGATGAAGACGAAGATATTTCTATCACAACGAATCTTAATTCGCCAGGAGATTATGTCGTCGCCTTTCAGAAAGGTATGGAATTTATCCAGTCCAACTGGACGGCTTTTTTGTTTGCTTTTCTGGTTCTTTTCGGTGGAAAATTCAAGGGTTCCAATGTAGAATTTGACATTCCGTCTGTTCGCGGACTTATCAAATACTTTATTAACCGTCAATATGAATCTGACAAAAAAGATTTGGAACTTGCAGCGAAAAAGGAAGAGATCAAGGGTTTGGAATTGGAAAATGAATTAAAGCGTATTCAAATCGAAAAGGAACGATTGGAATTGGCAATCCAAAAAATGCCTTCAGATGCCGATCTCCAGAAACTTCAAAAAGCAAGTCAGGCACTGGAACTCCAAGTGCCTGACCCTAAAATCATTGCTTTTCCTTCTTCCAACGCCCAGGAAGATCATAAGGATGGTAGTTCTTAAGGAGCCGTAACGCAAGTCCAGCAAGAATCAGCTCCACGCTAATAGGGAGCCCATCGGGAAAAACAAAAACTTGAATCAGCTTAGAAACTCCCCCAAAGAAACTGCAAAAAAAGAAGCCACACGATGCAAAATGATACACTTTGTTAAGCCATATCCACATCATTTTCTCCTCCCTTCCGCAAAATAAGTGTATCATACTTTTCAAAAATTTGCAAAAAGAATCCCCGGCAGCTCTGTACGATAGAGCCGCCGGGGCCAGATGGGGAATCTGTCTGTCGGAGAATAATCATAGGATAAGAAAACACGCCTGCTGAGCAATTTCATTGTACCATGATCCTGCTCAGCGCACAAGCTGAGGAAAACCATGAAAAAGAAATTTTCTTCTGTACCCGACCCGGATATTCAGGACGCGGTGATCTATGCACGTTACTCTTCCCATTCCCAGCGGGACTGTTCCATTGAGCAGCAGGTGGCTGACTGCGAACTTTTTGCACAGCAAAACGGTCTCCGGGTCGTGAAGATCTACGCCGATCGGCATCTGTCCGGCACCACTGATAACCGGCCCCAGTTCCAACAGATGCTGAAGGATGCGGCCCACGGCCACTGGCCCTTCGTGATCTGCTGGAAGATCGACCGCTTCGCCCGCAATCGGTACGATTCTGCCACTTATAAATATAAGCTCAAAAAAGCTGGTGTCCGGGTTCTCTATGCAAAGGAATCCATCCCGGACGGCCCCGAGGGTATCCTGCTGGAATCCGTTCTGGAAGGTTCTGCCGAGTATTATAGTGCATCTCTTGCTCAGAACATCCGCCGTGGGATGCGCTTCAATGCCGAGAACTGCAAAGTAAATTCCGGTTCTATCCCCTTCGGCTACTGCAAGGGCCCGGATGGCCGCTTTGCGATTCACGAGACGAACGCTGAGATCGTTCGAGATATTTTCCGCAAGGCCGCTGCCGGCGTGCCTTTTGTAGATATTGCCACTGAGCTGAACAATAAGGGCCTGAAAACCAGTCGTGGCGGACGTTGGAATAAAAACAGTTTTGTCCTGCTGAAAAATGAATCCTATATCGGTGTGTACCACTTTTCCGATATCCGCATTGAGGGCGGAATGCCAGCGATCATCGACCTGGGCACATTCCTGGCCGCGAATGAGCGGATGAATGCCAATCGCCGCGTCCGGGGCCGCCACCATGATGGTGGGGATTATCTGCTGACCGGGAAGCTGAAGTGTGCCCACTGTGGTTCTTATATGGTCGGCTTTTCCGGCACCGCGAAGAATGGCGAATCTCACTACTACTATGGCTGTCAGAAGCGGCGGCGGGAGCGGGCTTGTAAAAAGGCCAACATTCCCCGCGAATGGATTGAAAATGTAGTTGTTAAGGCCGCGTTAGACTACGTTCTCCGTCCCGATGTGATGGAATGGATCACAGATGCCGTGATGGAATATCAGGAGCGGGAGGCTGCTTCGTCGCAGCTGGCTGCTCTTACCGCCGAACTGGAAGAAAATCAGAAAGCCACCGACAATGTAATGCTCGCCATCGAGGCAGGCATCATCACTGCAACCACAAAACAGCGTCTGCTGGATCTGGAAACCCAAGCGAAAGATTTGAAGCGTGCTATTGAGTTAGAGAAGCTGAGCCATGTTCGTCTGGAGCGTGAGCAAATTCTCTATTGGCTGGAGCAGTTCCAGGGCGGCAGCTTGCAGAGCCAGGAGTTCCGGCGTAAAGTCATCGATACCTTTGTCTCAGTGGTCTACCTGTCCGATGATCACTTAAGGATCGCCTTTAATTATTCCGGACAAAACCGTTCCGAGGCCGATTTCAACCTTATCATGGATGCAGAAACCGCTTCCGCAGATTATCCAATAAATTCGCTCAGTCTCCCGTTATGTCCACCACACAAGAAAAATCCGAACCTCTTCCCATCGGGAAAAGGTTCGGATTTTTTCGTTTGCCGTATTTCTTACCGCATCATTTTCATTTCCAGTCTCAGCAGCGCGGCTTTTTTATCGATGCCGCCTGCATATCCGGTCAGGCTGCCGTTTGTTCCGACAACGCGGTGGCAGGGAATGATGATAGAGATCACATTGTAACCGACAGCCCCGCCCACAGCCTGCGCAGACATCCGGGAAAGACCGTGCTCTGCGGCCAGCTGCCTTGCCAGTGCCCCATAGGTCGTGGTCTGGCCGCAGGGGATGCGGCGCAGCAGCGCCCACACCTCCTGCTGAAAGGCAGAGCCAGCGGGATGGAGCGGCGGGGTAAAGTCCGGCTCCT